TTCAAACCCTTGATTTTATTAGATATGCTAAGATAAGGACTAGTAAAGGACACGAAAGTGAATGATATATATATATATAAATATATATAAACTTAGATAGATAGATATAAATATGTTTATATATATTTATATATATATATATCATTCAGATCCGTGTTGATTTCAGTTTTACCCCGTTTTATAAAAACAAGATTATGACTGATAAAACAAAAGAGATAGAAGAGGCTGAAGTATTAGGGCCTGAGATAGACATGGTAGGGGTTAAAGGGGATGCATTAGCTAATATGCCTCAAAATGCCCCTAGGAAGCCCAATAGCGTGACTTATACGCGGGATGAGGGGGTAGCCCACCAGGTAAAGACTTTGGCCTCATTTGGGCTTTCTAAGGGCTCTATAGCCATAGCCTGTCAGATTAGCATGTACGTGTTGGATAAATACTACATGGAAGAGTTCTTGTTCGGGGTAGCTAACATGCAGAAGCGGATAGCTGCTTTAGCTTTTGAGGCAGCTGAGGGTGGCAGTGTACCGATGATTATGTACCTGGCTAAAACTAAGCTAGGATGGGTTGAGAGCAGTACGGTAGAGCATGTTGGGGAGGTTCGGGCAGTGGTCAGTAACAAGCCGTTGACCAAAGAGGAGTTTGTTGCTAGGTATTTGGAGGTATCAGCGGACAAGAAGGAGGAAGATGATGGGTAGAAAGTGTCAAGATATGGTAATGCTGAAATAGGGTGTTTTATAACAGTGTTTCATGAAAAAAGGAGAAAAAAGATGAGTGAGTGGATCAGCGTAAAAGAGAGGCTGCCGGAGTTGCACCAGGAGGTAATTGTTGCAATATTTTTTAAATGGTCCGATTCAACTTCAGGGTGCAGAATTATATTAGCGGCATTAGTACCAGACTCAAAAGGTTCTGTGTGGAGTGTCCATAAATATGATGGATGGGTTGATGAAGTTCATTACTGGATGCCGCTACCTAAACCACCGGAGGACAAATGAGTGAGTGGATTAGTGTAAAAGAGAGGTTACCGGAGGAGGATGTAGAAGTTTTATTTTTTTCACCAAAAACAGAAGTGAATTGTTGTTTTGTTGGGTACCGGCCAAAAAAAGATGCTTATGTAGATCCAGAAGGCAACGGTCTTATGCCTAGAATAATTGAAAAGTATTATACCCACTGGATGCCGTTACCTGAAGCGCCGGAGGACAAATGACCTACACTTTAGTAGGCGAATTACCTAAGCCGTATTATCAAGATGATTATGTTACTCTTTACCATGCCGATTGCAGAAAGGTATTGCCGCTGTTAGAGCCTGTGGATTTGGTGCTTACTGATCCGCCTTATGGGATAAGCTGGAACACTAATTCAAAGCGTTTTAGTGGAGGGAACAAAAATTCAAAAAGCAAACGAGGGGTTGGGCGAGATTGGGGAACTTCGATTGTTGGAGATGATAAGGAGTTTGATCCAACACCATTTTTAAGTTATCCGCATGTTATTTTATTTGGATTTAATAATTATCTTTCAAAGCTACCTCGTGGAAGTGTTCTTGTATGGATAAAACGAAACGATGCGGCTTTTAATTCTTTTTTGTCTGATGCAGAAATAGCATGGCAAAAAGGCGGCTCAGGAGTGTATTGCTATCGGGATTTATCTTTAGCAGCAGAAGCCAATTTTCGTTTGCATCCTACGCAAAAACCATTGCCTTTAATGAAATGGTGCATTAAGCGAAGTAAAGCAACTGGTATTATTTTAGATCCTTTTATGGGCTCTGGCACTACACTTAGAGCTGCCAAGGACTTGGGGCGTAAAGCTATTGGCATAGAGATTGAAGAAAAATATTGCGAGGTAGCAGCTAATCGTTTGAGACAAGAAGTCTTAGGGTTTTAAATAATTAAAAGCTTTGATAAATCGCAATATTTTAACCGTAAAAATAAGCAAAATGACGTATAGTTTAGTAGGCGAATTACCCCGACATATCTATTGCTACGTCGATAGCTGTTACACGCATGTAGAGCCTGAAGGGTTTATACCAGCTGTATGGTTTGGATTGGTATCTTATCCAGGGCGGGTATGGGGATGTACAGTTATGCTGGAAAGCGGAGCTGTATACCGGAATGTACCAGCTCATGGAATAGGGTTTAGCAGGCATCCAGCGGGCGTTTGGCAGCCTAAAGATGTACAAACGTGGGATTGCTATGGGGAAAGGTTTACTACGCTGGAATACCGGTATTTGGCCGGTTTAGAGGTAAAGGTTAAGTGTGATGATGTGGTATTTGGCGGGGAGTATTTGTTTACTGCTGCGCCTATTGGAGATGGATTCAGCGCATATCCTGAGCAAGCTAAGGAGTTTTGCTTTGTTAGGTTGATTAATGACAGATTAGCTATTCAGCCTACAAATCATGTAGTGTTTAGAGAGCGTAGTTTTACTGATGATGAGTTTCAGATGCCAAAGGGGTTAAAACGGCAGGTAGATATTTGGTCTGCGGAGTAAAATGGGCAAAGAAGACTTAAAATGCGAGTTTATAAAAAGCATTAAGAATGATGCTTATAGGTATGCGGAGCAGTATAAAGGGTTAATCAGCCCTATAGGTGGCGATTTAGGGCTAAAACGGATAGCTGAGGCGTTTATGATGGGCGCTTTGCATGAGAATAAGCGGGCTAGGGTAGCTAAGTTGAAAAAGGAGAGAAAAAAACGATGAAAACACCTGAAAAACAAATAGACAAATTGATAAAACCAACAGATGAAATCGGAAAAGACGAATTAAATTGCATGGTTGCTCATTTTCAAAACGACGACTACGAAATATCAGTGATGGTTCCAGGCATTTTACCAAAAGCTGAGGGTGGAGAGTTGTTTAGAGGTTGTGGTCTTATTGTTTACGATATTAAAAAAAGGCAGTTTAATGAAAACACCTGAAGAATTAGCAAAAAAGTTTGCTTGCGATTGGAAATACGAACGCGTGCATGTTCATGGTCGTGGCAATTTGGAATTATCAACCTACGCGCAAAAAGAAATAAAATATCGATTGGAAAAAGCTTTCCTCGTTGGCTACAAAGCAGCCCAAGAGCACGCGCATGCAGCATTAGAAGAGGCAGAAGCGAGGCATCAGGAGTATGTAGATAAAACAGAGGCTAATTTTAGAGCGTTAGAGGCAAAAATTGCTGAATTACAAGCTAAATAATGGGTTTTATAGACGACTACAAGGTTGAAGAGAAGGTAGTATGGGCGCCACAACAGGGTCCCCAGGAAATGCTTGTAAACTGCCCTATAACCTTAGTCGGATACGGCGGAGCCAGAGGAGGAGGAAAGACTGACGGCGTATTAGGCAAATTTGCTATTGTTCAAGAGCAAATGGGCGAGGATTTCAACGCTATTTTCTTCCGCAAAGAGCTACCACAGGCAGACGACCTTATAGAACGTGCTAAACAGATATATTTGCCTTTAAGAGCGCATTGGCAGGACCAAAAAAAGCAGTTTAGGTTTCCAGGCGGTGGAAGATTAAGGTTTAGGCCGTTAGCTAACGATGATGACGCTGAAAAATTTCAAGGGCAAAATTTAAGTCATGCGGCCATAGAAGAGGCGGGCAACTATGCGAATCCTAGCCCTATTTGGAAGCTTTTTGGTGCTTTAAGAGGTAAAGGCGGGGGCCAGGTGATACTTACCTTTAACCCTGGAGGTGTTGGGCATCATTGGCTAAAGATGATGTTTATTAAGCCTTGGCCTAAAGGTTTTAAGATTCTCCAGAAAGAGCTGCCAAATGGTAGTAAATTTGACTACATCTATATACCTAGCCGTGTACATGATAACCAGATACTGCTGGCTAAAGACCCTACGTATATTGACCGCTTGCACATGGTTGGTTCGCCGGAGCTGGTCAGAGCGTGGTTAGAGGGTGATTTTGAGATACACGAGGGTAGTTACTTCCCAGAATTCAGCTCAAAACACATTGTAGCGCCGTTTAACGTGCCTAAACATTGGCCGAGGTACCTTGGGTATGACTGGGGATTTCATAGCCCATTTGCTGCCGTTTGGGGCGCTGTCAGCAGTGGCAAAGATGACCACGGAAACGAGGTTCCCTACCCAAAAGGCGCAATAATCATTTATCGGGAGTTGTGGGGCAAAGGTATTAATAATGCCGACCAAGCAGAAAAGATTGCCAGCCTTAGTTTAAATGAATTTCCTGTATGCGTAGCAGACCCCAGTATTTTCAATAACCAGGGCGGGCCAAGTATCAATGACCAGCTGAATGCGGTTTTTGCCAAATACAAGCATCCTGGGTTTAAACAGGCGGACAACGACCGTATTTCTGGCTGGGCTCAGATTAGGCAGCGATTGGTGGGAAATCCGCCGTTGCTCTACATTTTTGCTAGTTGCCCGTATTTGCTAGAAACCTTACCCTCTTTATCTATAGATAAAAAGAAACCAGAGGATGCGGACACAACGGGGCCTGACCATGCCGTCGATAGTTTACGCTACCTCTGTAAAGAGCGGTTAATTGATGCAGCCTGGGAGAAACCAGCGGATACATTTAATCGAGGACGTGTTAAGCTTCAGGCGTATGTAGACATGATTAGAGCAGCATCGAAAAGGACCTCAATATGAAAATTAAGCCGCTGAGTGCTAAATATTCTGACAGTTGGTGGAAAGAAGAAATTACTAGAGCAACCGAATTAGACAAACGCAAACAGTTCATAGAAACCGCTGAAGAGTCCATACGAATATACAATGCTAAGAAAAACGTCGGAATTTTAAATGACGTAGAAAGAAGATTAAATGTCTGGTGGTATTGCACTAACACTCTGTTACCTGCTTTTTACAGCAGTACGCCAAAAGCTGAAGTAAATCTTAGAAAACGCACTGGCGGGTTAAAGTATCAATTAGGCGCGGTTATTTTAGAACGCAATATTCAGTACGG